TTTCATCATCGTTCAAAATACGGTGTTCACCATATTTTGTTTTAAATCTAGAACCGGCATATCTGCCGTAGATTACAAATTGACCTTTCTTACACCAAGGACCTTTTGGAAATTTATCTTTATCTGCATAACAAAGATCACCCATCTCAACGACAAGACCTACAACGGTTGTCATCTGAATAGTTTCAGCAGCAGTATCAGTAAAGATTATTCCACCTTTAGTTTTTTTAGGACCTGAATAAGGTCTTACTAAAAGTCTGTATCCAACAGGTTTTGGTATTAGATCAAGATATTTTTTAATACCCTCTGGGTCTGTGGGTATTGCTGTTTCTTGTGAATCAGGTGCAGCATCACCTTTTTTTGTTTTGACTCCAACTAATTTAGAGTCAGGTGTTATTATCGTCATCGACATTCTCCTCGTTTCTCTGCAGGTCTTTAAGATCCTGTAGCAGCGTTTCTAATGCGCTGAGTTTACCTCTAGAATACGATAGGTTGTCGATTGTGTCTACATGGTACACCAGATCCTCTTTTGTCTTTTCGATCTGTTTTTTTATGTAGTGTCTAATTGATTGTAATGTATCTAAATCAAGATTCATTGAGCATTTATAGCTGATTGATTCTTAGATGCAACTATTTCTTACCCTTAAATATTTGTGTTCCCTTAATACCATAAACACTCGCTACGACGAGAATCCAGAGATTTGTGAACCAGCTCGGAAGCTGTCCAAAATATTCGAAGAATAATTTTACTTTGTCCATAGAAGTTGGATCATCACTTAGGACTGCCCAAGCGAGCACCAAAACGGGCGCTGAGAGAATAATTAAAATAAATTCGTCCTTATAGTCTGCTTGACGGGCTTCAAGAAGCTTGCCCTGGTAAGCTTCCTCTCCTGCTGCCATCTTTTGTGCATGCATCAGTTGTGCATCTGACATTGCTTGTTTTGTCTTCTGACGGTTCGAGTAAATATGCGTTGCCGTCTTTGCTGCCATCCCTAATAAGTTGAACCATGCCATAATATTGTTCCTGTCTTCGTTTACATAGATAAGGTAACATTAAATGCAAAATTTTTAAACCCTTTAGCCCAGAAACCTTCCATCTATACGAAGTTTTATAGTGATTTTCGAAAGTTCGTACATAAACGTTACCCAAATTAAAATGTGTATGAAACAGATCAACGACATCCCTGTCAGTCATTTCAACAGATACCTCTATCTTTCTTCTGACTCTACCATCTCTGTACAATCCTGCTTTGAAATTACCGAAGGTTCCTTCACCCTCAAATATACCTGAAAGAAAAATTAATTTTTCTTTTTTAGATAGAAATTGAAACATTTACAAAAGATCGCTTGTATAACCGCCACCTTTTACTAATACAACTTCTGCTTCTTCTATTTCTCCACCTTTTGCTCTTTTTTCTTTGAATAGATCGCTTTCTATTTCTTTTACTTTGTCACTATCACCTTTTTCTTTTGCTTCTTCAAGCAATTGTAATAGTTGTTGATATCTACTAGGCATTAAGACTCCTACATGTTGGACAACCCTTTTTGAAAGCTTCATGCTTCCAACAAGGATCTAGTTTGATTGTTTTTGATTCATATACTCTAGGTTTAAAAAGTAAACTTTTGATAAAATCTAATATTATTGTTAACATTATCTAACCCCTATAAATTTAAAACCTTTTACTTGTATGCCGTTATTTCCAGGATAAACATTTTTATTTGTAGTATCTCTGTGTGGACACTTCATTCCACCTGAACCAAACTTTATTGGTGGTATATTAGAATTAGGCCCTTTCTTTGGTGGTGGTCCTGATTTCTTACCTATCGTCATATTCTCTTACCCTTAATAAAATATACAAAACAATTATAGAAAAAGGTACTCCGATAAAAAATAATTCTATCATAGTAAATCTTTATCTACATTAGATGATATCACAATTTCACCGCCATCGTCATAAGCTTTAAATCCACTTAAAAAAGTATTAGGTGTACTGACAGGTTTTTTAATTTGTGTACCTGGTAATTTACAAGGTGGTCTTGTTCCGTCAGGACATAATTGATTCTGACCTTCACCTCTGTTATCTACATTAAGTTTCGGCCCTTTTAAAAAACCAGCATCTTTCATATACTTAGTTCCTTCTTTACTCATTACATCTAATGGTTTTCCCGTCTGTCTGTAATAATCTCTAGTAATTGGCATTCCAGCACCTCCTGGCCTTACATTACCAAAAAGAGTTTCACCCTTTGCAGTTTTTGTTCTTGTTGATTTTTGAATAGCTGTACCAACTTTTTTTACACCCTCAAACGCATACCCAAGAAAAGGAACATTAGCAGTAAGACTACCTATTAAATTTATCCCTGTCGTAATTGGGTTAATTGTAAAACCTGAAGTTTTAGATTTTGTTGTATTTGAAGCAACGTTTGTCGACTTGTTTCCAAAATTACCAGGATTGCCTGGATTAGGATTTTTAGTTTTCCCTGGACCGTAACCATAGTCAGCCTGAGTAGAAGTTTTACCACCAAGATAAGAGTCTCTTCTTCCTACAGAAGTATTTCCCATTGAAGCAGATTTTTGTTGGTTGGACTTGTTGCCCATATCCATTCCACCACCTCTATATTTTTTAATTTTTCTTTTCTTGATTACCACTTTGCTTCTCCCTATTTAAATCAATTTTTTCTTCTGCAATTCTTATTCTTTCACCTGCTTGATCCTCAGAAGATTCTAATTTCATTTTATCAAGATCTATTCTTTCCTCAAACTCACCAGCTTTTCTTTCTTGATCCATCATATTTTCTTGTGCTTTTCTTTGCATGTCTAAAGCTCTTAAATCTAATTCTCTTTGTTTTAATGCAACAAGAGGATCTTGTTTTTGACCTTGCTCTTCTTGTGCTAATTGAACAGTTATCTCTGCAATTCTTTTTGCAACCATTGAATCAAATAAAATTTTAAATCCATTCGGATCCATCTGTGCTTGTTGAACCATTTCAGGTGAATTTTGAACCATGTCCCCAACTTCACCATGAGCTTGTAAAGCAATATGGTCAGATATGTGTCCTTGCAACAAAGCATAGACCATTGGATTAATTTGAACCATTCTTGAAGCCATAAATGCTCTATGTGCAGCAATATGTGATTGATGATCTTGCTCAGGAAACGCTTTTAACATTTGCATTTGTAAAGCTTTAGCATTTTCAGTCGCTGGATCCTCTGGTTTTGGCATTTGCTCAGGTTTTAACAATGCATCGATGTGTTTTGTGCCTAAAGCTTCATAAACTCTTCTATATGCCTCTCTTAAATTGTGCATTTGTGGATTTGACATAGCAATTTTTAAATTTTCGTTTGCTAATGTAACTCTTTGCGCCATACTCATGATATTTGGGTCTGCAACAGGAATTACATCGACTCTTTCATCAAAATCAGAAAGTTTTACAAATCTATCTGCGTTTGTAACTGCATATGGATACACAGGAGGCAGATAATCTGAAAAAACTTTTGCTAAAAGTCTAAATTCTTGTCTCATTGCGTAGTAACAACGCTTATGAATAGCACTCATGACTCTCGAACCACGTTCTAAAAGAGCAATTGTAGTTCCAACAGCTCTATTTTGGTTATCTTCACCCATTTGCATGTCTGCAATAGCTGCAAAACGCTGTCCTGCTTGTACAACAAACCCTAAAAGTTGAAATAAAGTTGCACTTGGCTCTTTAAAAGGTAAAATTTGAAACTGATCTTTAATATTTCCACCGGGTGCATCAACATCTCTAAACTCTCCAGGTTGAAAAGGTTGGTCATCATCACGAATCCTTATACCTCTAGATTTAAATCCTGCAGGTAAGTTCGCAAGTGTACCTGCATCAAGCAATTGTCTTAGTGCTTGCGTTGCAGATCTCGATAATCCACCAATCATATGTATTAAACCAAAGCCATAGAACCCTAAACCAGGTAAAAACTTGTAATGCACAAAGTATTCTTTTCTTGCTTCTGTATCATCATCTTGATTATAGTTTCTATATACTGATAAGATTTGTCCTGAACCTTCATCAATTGTTACAATGTAAGGAAGTTTAACTTTTTTCTCAGGGCTCTCTACTTCAAACTCTTCTAAATTGCAATCAACATGCATTTCTAAAATATTATATTGGTATTCTTTTTCTCCAGCAGGTTTTACACCTTCAAGTTCATTTAACTTATCTTGTATTGGACTTTTTTCTGGTTGCTTAGCCATTAATTCTACATCTCTATAGAATCCAGCTTTCTGTTGTTTAAGAACATCATTTTCTGACATCTTAACAATGTGTGTAATTCTTTCACAATCTTTTAAATCTGTTGCATAGTATGGAACAATTAAATCTTCAGCAGGTACAAATTTTGCAACCGCTCTTTGTTTTATTTCGTCAAAGTAAATTTTTTTAAATGCAGATCCTGCAAGTGGTAAATAAAATAATAATTGATCTGTGTCTGGTGTATACTCTTCCATTTGTTCCATTAACATATAGTTCATGAAATCCTTAACTCTAGTTGCTTGATCTTCTACTTCTTTTGTTGATGAACCAATAATCGCTGTTCTCACAGGACCATCACTTGGTAATAATTCTTTGTATGCTTGTGCTTGAAACTGAGTTACAGCTTCTGATAACAGTGGATGAGTAACCCCACTTGCACCTTGAAAGGGTCTAGTATTTTGTACATACTTAAAACCAAGTAGGTCTAGACCTTGTGTGTAAGCCTGCTCCCAATCACTTCTTGAAATTTTATCTTTTTTATAATCCTGAATAAGTTGAGACGACATACGACCTAATACTCTGTCATCCATCTCCTCAGCTAAGTTTCTATTAAAGTCTTCTTCGGGTTGTTCCTCTTCAGGAAGTTCTTCCTCACCCTCGACTTCTACATCAACTTCTTCTGTCTCAACCTCTTCAGGAAGTTCATTTTCTTTAACTACTTCAGCCATAAATTAATATAGTTTAGTTGGTTTTAAACTTACAAGTTTTCCACCTCTAGCTTTTATCATTTTACCTGCTTTAGCTCCGCCTGAAATACCATCTCCAAAAGCGTTGCCATAATCTCCAGCTAATGTTCCACCTTTTTTAGATGTTGCATTAATACCGGGACCTGTGTTTAGACCTTTTTTCATATATGTGCCTATAGCTTTTTTGACTTTTTCTTTAAAGCCAGAAGGTTTTGCTTTTCTTGTAATGTAGTTTACTTTTGCTTTGTCGCCACCCTCAGTCTTCAAGAATTCTTTCATCTCTCCAGCTTGACCTAGAGCTTTTGCTCCAAGAGCACCTACAACTCCAGCCATAAGGGCTTTTTTAAGTTTTTTACTTGCCATGATAATTATCTCCTATTGTTATAACAGGATTATCTTATCATGCAAATATATTTACGACTAGACCACCAGTCTGGTATGCTTTGAAAGGTTTGTTGACCATATCTGGAGATATCTTAATAGCGAAAACATCATAGTATAATCTAGGATCTCCATCATCTATTTTCATTACAGCACCACTATTTCTTTGTGCATATACTACTGCCTCTGCCTCAGTTTTGAAGGCAGCAATATGCTGAGTTCCAGCTTGATCTTTGTTTATCTTGTAGCTCTTAGTTTTGTTTGGAACTTCAATTACAACTTTAAATGGTTTACTTGGATCAGATTTTGCTACAGGTACAGTTTTTACTTCAGAATTATATTGTCTTGCAAGTTTCTCCATCTCAGAAGGTAATGTAGCTTTCTTTTTAGCATCTGTTAAAATTGTTTGATTCTTAACTTTTGATGTTACTTTGTAATTTGGGAACCCTGCTTTACCAAACCTGTTTCCATAAAATTCAATGTCTCCAAGAAACTTTTCTCTTTTTACATGGTGCAAATGTTCAACAGGACTAACCCCAACCCACTGAACATTACCTCTATCAACTGCATCCTTGATTGTGTTTTTTAAAGCGTGGCCACCCCAATTTTC